AGTATATCATTACCAAAATCTACCTGATACATTCTTACCAAAATCTTTATGTGCTCTACACGCCCAATATCCAGCCTTTGTTTTATCTTTTTTCTTAGCACACTGATGTCTAGCAGCAAATGATTTCCTTGCTTTAGGGTCATTCCACTTAGCAGTCATAGTTGGAGAGCCATAACTGACTTTTTTAATTTTACCCGTTTTTGGGTTTCTTACGTACACATACCATTTTTTCGAACCTCCTGACTTAGGTTTGTTTAGAGAAACCTTTTTACCTTTATACTCAGCCTCATTTAATGATTCATATTCAAAAGGGAAGTCTAAAGCTACGGTTTTACCACTTTTTAATGTTACGAAAGTTCCTGCTTCAGACTCTAAAATTTCTTGGTCGAAATTATTAAATCTGTACCCGTTATTATAAAGTTCTCTAGCTTCGTTTATAATGTCAAAATATTTTTCACTTCCGTGCCTAAACGCATTATCTGTAATAGATAAATTATTATCAAAGTGATATTGTAGTTCTTCAGAGATTTGTATTTCATTTAATATCGACTTATTAATACTTTCTCTAATAATGTTTTTAATATACATAGATTCGTTCTTTTTAGACTTTTTCTTTTTATAGTTCTTAATTTTAATTCTTGTTGGTTTTTGACCCTTTCCTGACTGAGGGTCTTTCTTTTCTTTTTCTCTCTTTCTCCTACAAGCGGAATCTTTAGCTGATTGTGACATTTTAGAAGCAACTCCAGCAGCCCTACATACTGGATAAGCACCTTTATCTGCGTCTTTTCTACCACAAGATGGATGTCCACCACCTTTCTTTTTTCTACAAATATTAACCCATGGTCCCTTAGGTTGTTTAGAACCCTTCTTTTTCTTCTTTTTACCGAACCATACTGCTAAATCTTCTGATAAAATGTAATTATCCATTTGACTTTCTATTAGTTATTTTATAAATATTAGGTAAATATCATTTATTATGGAAGAACAAAACGAAAACGTAAATACACTATTTAATACAATTAATTACAAAGAACCTCACGAGTTGAATAAATTCATCGATGATATGAATATTGACCAAGCCCTTTTCTGTTTGGTTCATGCAACTCGCCACGCACACAATAGAGGTCTATATGGTATTGAAGAGTCTGAAGTCGTATCAAAAGCGATAAGAGTCTTAACCACACCTCAACCACTACCAAAGGAAGAAACGGGAGATGACCAAGAGTGAAATTTCGAGTAGAATTATTCTTCTACAATCTGAAATAACATCGGCCATATTAAATGGTCATAAGGCCCATGATGATGACGAATTTAAAGGACATAGAATAGAACTTACAATTTTACGATGTATGTTATATGGTGAAGATTCTAAGATATGTAAATCAGAGAGGAATAATTGTAGAAAATGTAAGAATGATTAATATAATAAATGTTTTAGACCCCTCAAAATCCCATAACATTCATATTTTTGGTGACTCTCATTCAAAATGTTTTTTCAGGGACAAATTTATTCAGAGAGAGAACATCAGTATTTATAATCATTATAAGTCTTCAGTTTCTATGAAAGGCTTAACCAATGAAGAAAGTAAACACGGTTATGGTGATTTTATAATAGAAAAACTTGATAATATTAACTCTGATAATAACAGAAATATTATTGTATTGAAGTTTGGTCAAGTAGATATTGAATATAATTATTATTTTAAAATTTTTAAGAAGGGTGAGACCTTAACAAGAGTTGGTTTTTATTCGTCAATCATACGTGATTATGTTAGTTTTGTTAAGGACTTGTCCATTAGATATTCTAATCTCGATTTTATTGTTAATGGAGTAAATGTCCCTAATATGTATGATTTACAAAAATATATAAAAGATAATATTGGGTTTGATATGGATAAAATAGATTATGTTAGTCAATTTGATAATCATATTTTATTTAATCAAATTTTGTATAATGAGTGTGAAAAAGAAAAATTAAAATATTTTGATTTAACTGAAGAAACTACTTCAGGTAAAGTATTAAAGAATGAATTTATTGGTAAAGATAATCATTTATCAGGTGCTGAAACTGGTAGTTTTTACAACGAAAATACGTATAGTACCTTCATTAATAAATTAATTTCTATTGTATAAAAAAAGGGAGACCGAAGTCTCCCTTTCTTGTATGTTTAAGATAACTATTATCTTAACTCTCTTAGGTCGAATGTTCTAACACCATCAACTGTAATCTTACCGTAGAAACGGTTGTTCACCATCTTCTTAGCGTATCTTGTCATGATACCCTTGATTGGTGTAAAGTTGAATGGGTTGTACATTGTTGGTGTCAACTGTAGAGGTACGTATGGAGCATATACATATCCTGTGTCAAGTAATGATGAACCCTTGTGTCCCAACAATACTGTGTTTGGTGGGAAGTATGGGTCACGGTAAACTTGATATCTACCTGATAATGTACCAACTCTTTCGATACCCATGTTGTAGTTGTCCTGGTCAGGAGCCGCGTTTGAAACGTGGAAGTACTCAAGGTCATCGAAGATTGCTGAAATCTCTGAAGATACAACAATCCAGTTAGCACCACCTCTTAGAGTTGATTTATGGATTTGTGCAGAAATCTGATTGATTGCAGTAATCAACGTCTGATTCCAATCCTTTTGGTTGTAGTTGACAGAACCGTTGTTCACTCTCTTCCAACCGTTGTAGTCCCATCTTAATGACCAAGCCGCACCTTTTCTTAAGTCTCTTAAAATCTCACGGTCAATCTCTGCCGCAACCTGCTCTGACAACAATGCTGTCAATTCAGCTTCCGCGTCGATGTTGTGGAATGCAGAGACGTCTTGTGCGAGTTCTGGTGACCACTGAGCTCTTAACTTTCTTTCTGTAACAGAAACAGTAACAGCGTCTAGGTCGAATGAAACTTCACCGATAGCGTCTTCAAATTCTAATGTCTCGTATCTTTTCCAGTGTGCAGTAACAGTAGGTTGAGAACTAAATGTAGTACCTGAGTAACCGTCGATTGAATCGTTAGTTCCAATACCAACTGTTGTTGTTGTGTCTAATTGTAAGTAGATAACACCTGTTTCGTCACAGATATCGTCATACTTACCACCAGGACCTGAACCTGGGAATGATGCAGTAGCCTTCTGACCGTACTGAACAATACCCTTACCGTAAACCTGAGTAACAACTCTAAAGTTCCAGTATGTTGGGTCTGTAGGTAGCTCAGTTTCTAACTCCAATGAAGCTAAGAAGTCTTCAGTGTCCATTTCTTGACCGTCAGGACCGATTAACTTACCAGCACCTGCTGAAGAGAATCCTGAAAGTGCGACAATGATTGACCTTGTCTCACCTGTGTAATCACCAGAAGTAGCGGCACTTAATGTACCATCACTACCCCATACTTTTAATGCACATTCAGCTGTTAAAGCAGTGAAAGCACCTTTTGAGTAGTCAAACAATCCAGCTGGGTCAGAGTTTGGTGTATCACCCTCGTAGAAACGGTCATACAAGTTCTTACCTGTGTCGTAGTTTGAATCTGCAGTCGTAGGACCGTTAGGTGCTCCGAATGGTTTTACGTGAGTACCATCAGTGTTTCTGTTCTGAATCTTTGGTACAAAGTAGAACAACTTACCGATTGGTAGGTTCATAGCCTGTACTGAAACGATATCGTTAGCCAACAACTTAGAGAAAACTCTTCTTACGATTGGGAAAACAACTGTTTCGAAAGAACCTGAACTGTCAGATGCAGCAGCTTCGTTTATCAAATATGATGCTTGGTTCTCATATAACTGAGCCATATTTTCTTTAACGTGTCCCTTAAGACCGTCGAGGAACCCTAACTTGTCCCACTTGTTGATTGTGTCCTCCTTGATAACCTTGAGGTGCTTAAGACCGATGTTACCAACTAGACCTGATTCTAATAATGCTCCCATTTTAATATTTTTTAAGGAATTTTATTTTTATTTTAATTTACTCATTAAATCTCTCATTCTTAAGAACTGAGGATTTTCATAAGTTTTACTCTCGATAAGATTATTCGCAGAACCCTTAGTTGGAGTCTTAGTAACCTTAGATTGTACTGATTCAGTAACAACGTCAGTTTCTTTTCCACCTAAGTCTTCTTTGATTGTCTTATAAAGAGACTTTGATTCTTTAAGAGTCTCGACACCATCGAAACGTCTTAAAATATTTATTTTCTCTTGCTTCGTAGTAGAATGCTCAGTAAACAAACGAGTAGCGTAAGCTAAATTAGAATTGAAAACTGCAACTTCATTCAACTTAGTTTTGAAAACGTTAAGTGCCTTACGGTACTCTTCGTTCTTTTCTCTTAGTTGTTGAACTTCAACTTTTAATTCTTTATTCTCTCTCACCGCAGGTCTGAATCTATCAGAAGCATACTTTTTAGTAGTTTCTGATTCATGCTTTGGTGGAGCCTTTCTTAACTCACCGTGAGTTCTAGCCTCCTTAGTTTCACCTTCTTCGGTTTCACCTTCGTGTGCTTCTTCACCTTCACCCATTTCTTCATGAGTTTCTTCTTCGTGAGCTTCTTCTTCCTCACCAATCTCGATTTCGTATACTACTTCTTCTTCCAAGTGGTCTTCTTCTTTGTATTCACCTTCCATGTGGTCTTCTTCTTTGTATTCACCTTCTTCCATGTGGTCTTCCTCACCTAAGTGGTCACCCATAGCTTCGTCAGTTTCTTCAGACTCACCCAACTGAATAACATATTCAGCGTCGGTTTCAGCATCAGATAAATGAACATCGTCACCGTCTTGTTTTACGATAATTCCGTCATCTTCACCCATAGCTTTGAATACCTTTAAGATTTCGTCGTCAGAAGCTGCAGTTAAATCGAGAGGTAAAAGAACTTCTTCTTCATCATCGACTTCTAAGTCGTCACCAGGTAAGTCAGTCATTAACATTTCTTCATCACCCATTTCCAACTCTTCGTCGTTATCAGATTCCATGTCACCACCCATATCAAGACCTAAGTCTTCAAGGGTGTCTTCCATGTCACCTTCTTCGTCTTCAACATCAACTTCCATATCAACGTCGACCTCTTCCTGTTCGGACATTTCAACGTTTTCTTCTTCAGTTTCTGTTTCAGACATTTCAACCTCTTCTTCTTCGAGAGATTCTTTTACTAGTTCACTGATTTCTTCCTTCATAGTAGAAGCAAGTATTCCTTTTGCATTATTAGTAATGGCTTCTTGTAGATTTTCCATCTGCAATAAAGCTTCTTCAACTAAGTTTTTTTTGTCTGCCATTTTATTTTTTTGCAAAAAAGTTTATTATAGTTACCATATAAATATGTTAAACATGAAAAAAGTGTTTTTTTTGTAACTTTAAGCAAAAAAAAATCGGGTATTAACCCGATTTTAATTTTTTTCGTCTCTACATACGATATTATTCGTAGACCTCGTCAATCTTACTTTCAACACACGCGGTGATTCTCCAATCGTAAACAAAGTCTTTAAAGTTTTGAGTAACTTTAGATTCCACATCTGTTACATTATAACCTTTAACAAGTTTCTCCTCACGTACCTTTTTTATTTTACCTGAGTTCTCATCAGGGAGGTCATACTGAACTTTTGCCACAAAATACTTTTCGTCCATAATTTTTAATTTAAAGTTTTAATACCCTAAATAATCGGAAAGTCTTTTCATTAAGTCAACACTTTTACCTAAACCACCATCAATCTTTGGTTCTTGAGCCCTTAACTGAGTCTCTTCTTCTAAACTTTCTTCATATTTACCCTTATCATTTTTATCTAAGAATAGATACGCACCTGGTGTAGACGGAGATGAAACTAAGTCAAAACAAATTAATTCAAAGTCATCCTGTACTTCGTTTCTTTCCCCCTTCTTTACAAGTGAACCAACACCACGAGAAGAAACACCCATAGTTACTCCTTGTCTCATTAGATTAGCTGCTTGGTCACCAGGACAAGATACCACACCTTTTTCATGAAACCCTGGTGAGGTCAATAATTTAATCTTACCCATAAGAGTATTACCTTCCCACCATATATCAGTTATCAAATGTGATACACGGTCCAAATCAATTAATGAAGATTCGGGGTGATTAAGTTCAGAGATTGATAAACCTTTTTCGATGGCTTTCTTATATACGTCAGCTTCTCTACGTAAAATCTTTTCAGGGTATACTCTACCGTTTCTATTCGGTGTATCGTATTTCTGTAACGTTGCATAAAACTCAAAAGGTTTTGAATGGTCTAATTGACCATAAGATTCTTTTATAACTTGTGCATTACGACTGTCGTTAGGATTTACAAACCCCGCATCCCACTCTACTAAAATCCCTTTACCTGAATCGTTTGGTCCTAAAATCTTCATGTTTTTTTCTTTATAAATATGTCAGACCACTTCTTTTGTCGTTTTACTCTTGTGTATTTCGAAATATCTCATACCTCGTAAACAATCAGTATAAACCGCTTGTATTACTTTTTTGACATTATCTCTTAATGTCGGGGACTTAAATTCGAGATGATTTTTGAGGTATAACGTAATTTCAAGATTCATAAAACTTCTCTTACCTTTCTGTATTCCACTACTCCTCAAATCCAAATCCACTATATTGTGTTTTTCAAATATTTCGGGGTTCAATACCTCTAATAGTACGTGTTTTATATTACGTTCCATTGTTCCTGTCGCTCTATCCCAATTTTCAAACTCC